ACTTAAATTAACTGCTGATGTTAATGGTGTAGATCAAACCTTTTATTATCATGCAGGCACAAATGAATTAAAAAGTAATATAGTTTTTAATGGGGTTACATATGTTGCAGCACCTGTTCAAGTAAAAGGTTTTGACAAAGTCACAAAAGGAACATTGCCAAGACCAACTTTTACTGTTGCGAATGCTGATAATGCTATAACAAATTTAATGCTTTTGTATAATCCTTTAAATGCAGAACTTAAAAGAATACAAACACATAAAAAATTTTTAGATGCTGTAAATTTTTCTAGTGGTACAAACGCAACTGCTGATCCTACTGCAATAGCACAGACAGATGATATTTGGTATATAGATAGGGTTGCAGCAGAAACACCTGAATCAGTTATTTTTGAACTTACAGGTAAAATTAATATGCAAAATTTAAGATTACCAAAAAGACAAATTGTAGAACATTGTCCTTGGCTTTATAGAGGTACTCAATGCGGTTATAACGGTTCAAAGTGTTTTGATGTAAATGATAATCAAATATTTGGGTCTAATAAATTAACTTTAGATAAATGTGGTCATAAATACTCAAGCTGTTTGTTACGTTTTTCTGGAAAAAAAGATAAAGTACCGTTTGGTGGATTTTTAAATGCCAGATTACAGATGTGATAATGTTCAAAGAAAAAGCAAAACAACACGCAATAAAAGAAGCACCAAAAGAATCTTGTGGGATTGTGGTAAAGGATGTTTATTATGCTTGCAATAATATTTCAGATACCCCAGAAGACAATTTTGCAATACATCCAAAAGACTTTTTAAAAGCCAGATCAAAAGGAAAACTTCAATATATTGTACACTCTCATCCAGAGGGCGGAGATGCAAGCGAACTTGATAAAAAAGCTTGCACAGCAACTAAGATCCCTTGGTATGTTTATCTTTTACCAGAGGACACATGGCAAATTATAAATCCTTAATTGGCAGACAATGGCAGTATGGGGTTTTTGACTGTTATTCTATAGTGCGTGATTATTATGCATTGCTAGGTATAAATTTGCCTGATTATGAACGTCCAAAAAGTTTTGAAACTTGTGAAAGTATTTTTTTAAGTGATGCAAGTAAATTAAATTTCAAAGAAGTAGATATAAACCGAAGAAAACCTAATGATGTCTTAATAATGAAGATATGGACAAAAGAACCTATGCATGGTGCTGTACTACTAGAAAATGATATGATATTACATCAAAAATTTGAGTCTGTGAGTTGTTCGGAATACTTTAACCATTATTATAGAAAAAGAACTGTGGGGTGTTTTCGATATGCAGCATAAAATTCTGCTGCTAGATGAATTAGGTGATAAATGGGGTAAGACTCATGTTTATCATAATTTGAAATCCCCTAGTGAAGCATTAAAGTTGCTTTATATAAATTATCCTGATCTTTGTAAATATTTTGCAACTGCACATGAAGATGGAATAGGTTTTACAGTTGTACAAGCTGGTGAGTTTTTAGATTACGATGAATTAACTTTACCATTAGGTCAAAATGATTTAGTTATTACACCTGTTATTACTGGTAGTGGTGGAGTAGGAAAAGTATTAGCCGGTGTTGCAATGATTGGTGTGGTAGCTCTTTCTGCTGGTGCTGCTGCTGGAGCAACTGGTTTTTTGGGTAAAATTGGTACTGGTTTAAAAGCTATTGGTACAGGTGGTTTTGCTGCTGGAGGTGCTGCTGGAGGTTTTTTAGGTGCTACTGCTTCTAGTTTTATAGGAAAGTTAGGAGTTGCTCTTATTTTGTCTGGTGTTTCTGATATGATTTCGCCTCAACCACAATTACCTGATTTTGAAACAGATTTCAATACACCTTTATCAGGTTTTACTGGTGGTGCTGGTGGTATTACAAGAGGATCAGACGGATCACAAAGTTACGCTTATACAGGAGCAGCAAATACTGTAGGTCTAGGTAAAACTATACCTGTAGTCTACGGTAAAGCGTTAGTTGGAGGACATATTCTAAGTACAAATATTGAAATTTCAAACGAATCTGACCCATTAATGAAGTTTATAAGGCCACCAAGTTTAGATTCTGTACGTCTTAATGGTGAAGAATTAAAAGGTGCATATACAGAAGCTGGTGGTTTAGAGGCAAGAATATACAACGGCCCGATAACTGCTGCAAATGGATCATCTCATGCCTTGACGTCTCCATTTAGTGTTGATTTACGACAAGAAGGAGAACAAAAAGTTTTAGATAATTTAAGTGGAACTGCTGATGGTGAAAATAATAGCGTAAATAATACACCTGATTTTCAAATTCTTTTTCGAGCAGCCGGTCTTGTCGATTTTGTTGGTAATCAGGGTACTACAAAAATTGATGGTTTTATTACTTATAGAATAATAATTAAAGAAAAAGATTCACAGAATCTTGTGTTAAATAATCAAGCCACTATACAGGGATTAACTCGTCCATCACAAAACTTTAATTATGTAGCAAAACTTCCTTATCAACATATTAGTGGAAAAGACACATATCAGCTTTTTGTTCAAATAATTGATGTTGGTGTTCATTTTGACACTGCTATATTTAAAATAAGACAAGCAGGCTATAACTTAAAGAAAAAATAATTATGGCATTAAATTCTACATCTACAATCAAAGTTATTGATCTTCTTTGTGAAGGTGAAATCGAAGGTATTGTAGGAGGAAAAAGAGGTATATTTTTAGATGAAACCCCTGTAATGACAGGTAATGTTACTAATTATTCTGATGAACATTTTACATATGATTTTAGAACAGGAACAAAAAATCAATCTCAGTTAAAAGATTATCAAAAAGGTGGGGCATCTAATTTAATAAATGTTTCTGAAGAAATAGGTTCTAACTATAATGAAACAAAAAACACACAAAATAAAGTTACTGCTAGAAATTATGGTGGTGGAAAAACACTAAAACAAATTACAGATGAAGAAACAACATCTGTAGAATTTCTTTTCACAATCCCAGCTTTATTTTGCACAGCTATGGAGGGTGTTGCAAGAGGTCAATTGTTTAATGCAAAAACAAGAATAAGGATTCTTCTTAAACAAAAAGGCACTGGATTTAATGAAGTTTATGATAAATCTTTTACTGGTATAAGTACGTCTGAATTTCAATTTAAAACACCTCCTATTGAATTAGATCGTGAACCACCTTTTTTATTTAAAATCATAAAAGTCACAGATAAAGAAAATGATTACGAAGTAAAAAAAAGTAATTTTGAAGATCTAGATCCAAATACACCATTAGAAAATACAAGATCAAATCGTGTAATTTTAACATCAATCATAGAAAGACAAGATTTCAAAAGTCGTTACCCTTTTACAGCTTGTGTAGGTGTATCGCTTTCAACAGAGTCCTTTGCATCACTACCTACAAGATCCTATTTAGTAAGAGGAATGAAAGTAAAAATCCCACATAATGCAATTGTAAGAAATGACGGCAGCTTAAGATTTGTTGGTTCTTTTGATGGAAGTTTAAAAAAGGGTAAACATTGGACAACCTGCCCTGTATGTATTTTTTTTGACATGCTTACAAATGATAAGCATGGGGCAGGAGATTTTATAACTGCATCAAATATAAGCTGGGTTGATTTGTATCCTTTAGCTCAATATGCAAATCAACAAGTAGATACACCTGATGGTAAAGAACCAAGATTTGCAATAAATACTGTAATTGCTGCACAGAATGACGCATATAAGGTGTTACAGAATCTTGCTAGTACTTTTAGGGGCATGACATATTGGGCTGCTAATACAGTAAATGTAGGTGCAGATCATGGTAATTTAGATGGTTCTGATGTAGATCCTGTACATCTGTATAACAATGCAAATGTAATTGGAGGTGTTTTTAATTATTCTGGATCATCTTTAAAAACAAGATCAACTTCAATAAGAGTTAGATATAATGACCCAGATAATTTATATAAACCTAATGTGGTTGTTGTTGAGGATTATGATTTAATAGTAAAATATGGATATCAGGTGAAAGATATAGTTGCATTTGGGTGTACTTCAAAATATCAGGCACAAAGATTAGGTACTTGGATGTTAAAAACTGAAGAACTGGATGCAGATGTTGTAGTTTTTCAAACAGGTTTGGATGGATTAGCTGTTTTACCAAGTCAAGTTTTTGCAGTTGCTGATGAAATGAGACAAGGAGTACAAAGGGCTGGAAGGATTGCTTCTGGTGCTACAACCACATCTATTGTTCTTGATAAAGATTTATCCTCTGTTTTAAGTAGTGACCCATCTTCTTTTACTTTAAATTGTACATTATCAGACGGAACGGTTGAGTCTAAGACAATAAGTGCGGTATCTGGTACTACTGTAACTGTTAGTGCTTTTTCTTCAGCACCGCAATCACAATCTGTCTACACTGTTACTTCAAGTTCTTTAGAACATCAAAAATTTAGGTGCATAGATGTAATAGATAATAATGATGGAACTTATACAATTGAAGGTGTACAGTTTAATGATTCTATTTATGCTGCTGCTGATACAAATTCAGATTTAGTTTTGACTGATATTACCGCATTCGATGAAACACCTACACCGCCAACAAATTTACAACACGCAGTTGTGGTTATAAACTCACCTTAATTATGGCAAGTAGAGCAATATTTAACTGGTCAAGAGGAATAAATGGGCCTTCAGTTTCATTTCATATAAAATATAAAATTGGTAATGGATCTTTTAAGCACGCTAATACAACAGATACAACATTTGAAATAGATAATTTAAAACCAAAATCACAAGTAACTTTTAAAGTCAGAGCAGTTGGTGTTGCTCCTAATAATAAAAAATCTAAATTTGTAACAACAGTAATTACTATTCCAAAAGAATCAATCGGTAGCACAACATCACCAGTTGAGCCAGAAATTTTATTACCACCAGATCCCGTAAATGTTACTGTTGAAGCTTCCACAAAAAATGAAGCAATTGTCAAATGGACTATACCTACAACATATACAGGTAACAGGGAAGAATTGGTTGCAATAATAAGACATTCAGCTTTAACAGATGGCACAGGTGTATGGCCTAACAGCACTTTATTAAGAAAAGTTGCTGCTGTCACAGATTATTTAATTGTGCCTTTAATGAACGGAGAATATCTTGTTAAATTTGAAGATAAACAAAATAATAAATCAGAAAATGCTACAAGTGCTGTTATAAATTTACCGGATGAAGTGCCAAAACTTTTAGTACAAACAGTACGAGAAGACCAAGGGGATGCACCTTTTGCTGGTCAACGAAACGATTGTTTCTATTCTGATGAATATGATGCACTTGTTTTAGACACTGATGATGAAATAGATGATAAGGTAGATTTTGAAGAGGGTTACTTACAAAATATTGATTTTGGTGGGACGTTAAAATCATCAGGTGAATATTTTTTTCAAAATACTGTTGATTTAGGTGGTATTTTTACAGTTCAATTTAATAGAATCTTAAAAATAAGAGGTTTATATCCAAACGACACTATTGATTTACACTTTACAAATATAGACCAATGGAGTGATTTTGATGGCGACCTACCTGATGAAACAAATGGTATTTTAAATTTTAGAAAAAGTAATGATGCTTTTTCAGATGATGAAATACAAGATGAAAACTCTGAATTTTTGTTATTAGAAGATGGAAATAAATTTGACCAAGAAGATTCAAATACTTATGGTGAGTTTGTACCGATGGAAAATGGTAGGTTCACTGGAAGAGTTTTTCAATTTAAATTAGATTTAAGTTCTGAATATAATGACCAGACACCGCTTATAGATGAATTAGGTTATGAATTATTATTTGAAAATAGAACAGAAAGTGAAGGTTCTATAAGTAGCGGTGCTGGCGCAAAAGCGGTAACTTTTAGTAAAGCCTTTTATCAAACACCAAATTTAGGCATAACTGCTAGTAATATGGCTTCAGGTGACTATTATGTAATTAGTAGTGAAAGTCGCACAGGCTTTTCTATTACTTTCTTTAATAGTTCAAATGCAGCTATTGACCGCATTTTTGCATATCAAGCTAACGGCTTTGGTGCGGAAGGTGCTTAAACTCTCAAAACCATTGGTATGACTGACTTATGAGTACACATGATTATAACTTAGCGAACCAGTCAGGGGCGAGCTTTCGTTCAGACCTAAATAATGCTCTAGCTGCAATTCTTTCTAATAACAGTAACGCTTCAGACCCTTCAACTACTGTTGCGTTTATGATATTTGCTGATACTAATGCTAATAAATTAAAAATACGAAACAGTGCGAATGATGCATTTATAGATTTAATAAATTTAGATGGCACTATTGCAAGAGATTTAACATTAACTGGTGCGTCTGCAAATATAGTTTTTGATCAATCTGATAATGCACTTGAATTTGCTGATAATGCTAAAGCTACTTTTGGTACTGGTGCAGACCTAACCATTTCACATAATGGAAGCAACAGCATAATAAATGATTCTGGAACTGGTGAGCTACAACTTCAAAGGGGTGGTAATACAATTTTTGCTTTAAACTCTGATGGTGCAGAATTTACTGATCCAGATGGTAGTTGTAAAGTAACATTAAAAGGGTTTGAATCAAGTGGTGCAGTTTTAATTTTAGCAGCAGATGAAGGTGATGATAATGGTGATACATGGAAAGTACAAAACGCTGGGGCTGGATATTTAAGACTTTTAAATGATACAAGTGGAAGTGATGCTGTAAAATTTCAAGTAAATAATGATGGTAGTGCAGAATTTCATGGGGATATAACAATAACTGATAAAATTCTTCACCAAGGAGATCTTAATACTGCAATAAGATTTCCAAGTAATGATAGAGTTACAATTGAAACAACTGGCACTGAAAGAGCAAGATTTCAATCAAATATATTTTTTCATACCACAGTAGAACCTGATAATTCAAATGCGGGCGTAAGATTTACATCTAGTTCATATCATTCAATCTGTAGACTTACAACTACTACCTCAGTATTAAGAGTCTTTGGAAGCAATGGTGAAGGTCGTATAAATGGCGATGGAGATATGGAAAATACTAACAATCGTTATGGACAAATCTCAGATGAAGAACTCAAAGAAAATATAGTAGATGCAAATTCTCAATGGGATGATATTAAAGCAATAAAGGTAAGAAATTGGAACTTCAAAGAATCTACTGGTTATCCTACACATAAACAAATAGGTGTGGTTGCACAAGAATTAGAAGCCTCAGGAATGAATGGTCTTGTAAAAAATAATCTTGATGAACTTTATGTTGAAGGTGATGAAATACCTGAGGGTAAAAATATTGGAGATGTAAAAGAAAAAGGATACAAAACAGTTGCATATTCGGTTCTTTACATGAAAGCTATAAAAGCTTTACAAGAAGCAATGGCAAAAATAGAAACATTAGAAACCAAAGTTGCTGCATTAGAAGCTGGTTAGTAATATATAAAAAATATTAAAAAACATGACTAACCCTATTGATCTTATCAAAGACGAAATTTCAACTTTACAAGAGCAACTAGAAATTGATGTTAAAAAAGTTTCTTTATTGCAGCAAGAAATTAAAACATTACAGGAAGAAGCAAAAAAGGCAATCAATGAAAAACAAACACAAATTAACGATGCGACACAACCTATTTTAGAAAATCAGGGATCTTTAAAAAAACTAACTGAGTTATTAAACAAATTAGAAGGTAAGATAGAAACAGCAACTGAAAAATAAATGGCTGATAGGAAAATCACTGCTTTGACTGAGTTGACTGCGCCTGTTGCGGCTGATGTTTTTCCTATAATTGATGTAAGTGAATCTGCTAATGCTGATAAGAATAAAAAAATACAACTAACAACAATATTAAAAGGCATACCAAATGGAACTGTATCGGCTCCTAGTGTTGGTTTTATTGATGATGGTGGTTCTACTGGATTTTTTAGAGTTGCAAGTAACGAAATAGGAATATCAGCGAACCAAGCATTAATTGGATCGTTTACAACAACTGGATTTCAATTAGGATCTGGAACGCCTGCTGCACAGTTGCATTTGTTTAGTACAGATACAACAGATCAAGTCATCATTGAAAATAGTGATACTGGTGCTGATAACGCACCCGATCTTGTTTTATTTAGAAACTCAGCCTCACCAGCAGCAGATGATAATCTAGGAAACCTTGTTTATAGGGGCGAGGATGCGGCTGGTAATGCTCACGACTATGCAAGTGTAGTTGCATCAATAGAAACTACTACAGACGGTTCTGAGGATGGCATATTAGATATTATGTCCAGTGCTAGTGGGACGTTAGCTTCAAGGATAAGACTAAAAAATAATAAAGTTGGCATTGGTGAAGCTGATCCAATATATCCTTTACATTTAACAACATCTCTTACAGGTCAAGCTTTACAGTTACAATCTGATGCTGATGATGCTGCTAGTGCTGCAAACCTTATGTTGTATCACAGAAGGGGAGCTAGTGGTGCTGGTCAGGATAATGATGTCATATCAACTATTTTTTATAGAGGAAAAAATGATGCTGGTACACCAGAAGAAATTGACTTTGCAGCAATAGAATCTGTAATTATTGATGCAAGTGATGGAACAGAAGATGGGCAGTTAAATTTACAGGTGATGGATGCTGGAACTTTAACGACCCAAATATCTGTTGATGCTGATGCTATTACATTAGGTGATGCTGTTAATTTTGTTTTTAATACAACAACTGGTACAAAGATAGGAACTGCCACAACACAAAAACTAGCATTTTTTAATGCAACACCTGTTGTTCAACAAAGTGCGATTGCAAATATTACAACAACTGCAAGTTCAGGTACGCTTCCAACTGCTAACGGATCTATTACTATATCTAATGCCTCAAGTCCTACAAATGCAGAGTTATTAGAATTTTGTATAGAATTAGAATCTAAATTAGAGAGCGCTTTAGGAATATTAAGAACTTTTGGATTAATTGCTACTTAGATTTTTCTGTCATTTGTCTTTTCATCAAGCCCATAGTGACGTAAACAGGAGAGATGGCTACAATAAGCAGTAATAAAAAGACGCTTATTAATGAAAGTGTTTTAAGTATCGCAAATCTAACCATGCTAAATAAAATTTCTTCTATCTTGTCCATTCTATCATTTGTAATTTCATTAACAACTATTGGGGCAGGTTACGCAACTTACAAATGGGTCAGCAGTCCACAGTTTGAAGCGATGATGATGGAAAAAATAATGGGGTCTGTAAATAAAATATTACCTAACCAAATTGATAAAAAGTTACCAAAAGTTACTGGTCCAATGCTTCCTTTATGATATTTGGATTTTTTAAAAAACTAGTAAAGCATTATATAGATAAATTTGTAGATTGGATGCGTATGCTTAAATTTGATTTAGACTTAGAAAGTCAAATAAAGGAATATCACGATAGTTACTGGCGAGAGGTTGCAAAAGAAGAACCTAAAATAATAGAAACTGGTAAATTTGGTGAAGATGACTGGTCTATTTCTATCGGAAATATAGATGACGAAGATACCAAAGATTGAGATCAAAGAAGTTTATATTCCAAGAATCAGGTCTTGGGAAATACAACGACCAATATTAGATGTTATCTATAAACCAGTTGTTGATATACCAGCTTGTGTTGATGCTCATAGGAATAATCTTACAGGACTTATAAATGAAGATGAACTAGGCACATATCAAGCTTGTGGTACGTTTGATATTCCTAGTTATGAACCCCTTGAATATAACCCTGCAAATTTTGAATATACCGCACCAGCAGAGCAGCAAGAACAGCAACAAGAACAACCTCCACAACAGAAACCTCAGATAACACAAAAGAAAAAAGATGAAGAATTAGAAATACCACCTTGTCCTAGTAATAAAGAGCAAAAAATCGGTGATTTTCGTAACGATCAAAAATTATTGCGTGTTTCTGGATATTCTCGTGGTAAAAATGGAATAGATTGCATAACCTTGTATGAATCGGTCCCTTTCGTCTCGCAGTACATTCCAAGTTTTAAGCAGTTTACTGGGGTTTTTAGTCTTGCTCTGGTCGGCTGTTCTGCTCCGATCATTCTTAATTTAGTAAAACCAGTTGTTAAAAACTTGATAAAGAAACTGACAAAGAAAAAAGATACTACTTCTTAAGATTATGAGTGTGCGGTAATACTTGATTCTTAACTGGTTTAACTATTACATCTTCACATAACTTGTAGTAGATACTGGTACTAGCGTATTCTATTCCTTTGATTTTCAACTCACCACAATTTTTTAATCTCGCCAATTCGTAATTCAACCTTTCCTTGGATAATATTTGTGCTTGTATTTTTTCTTGGGTCGTGGCTGCTTTTAAACATTGATCTTGAAATCTTTGATCTAATGGAAAGGTAAAGGTTAATGCTGCTCCTACATTCAATCCTAGAGAATCCTTGTTACCACTATAGTTTTGTTGATAGTAAAGAATTTTACCTGGATTTATTAAGTTACCATCTTCATCAACACTTGGATCATATACAGGTGTTTCGTATGTGTAATCAAATGGTCGCTTTTGATTAAACGAAGTGGTGATGAATGGGCTAAATGACATTTGTGGACCTTGGCATCTAATACCATTTCCGTAATGATTTTCTATAACATTTCCTTGCAAAATTTGCGTAGCGAAATTTGAGACCGACCCGCTTGCAGAAGCAGAGGGCGCTGCGGTATTGGAGGTATTAGCAAAGGCTGGGCTACCAAATAATAATCCTATTACTGCGAGAATATTGTAGTTGTATCTGTTACGCTTTGGCTCTCTATGGTTCTCGTTACG